GCATAATTTTGATGATTCTTATAGCCATAGCGGAAGTGCTTTTAACAACGAAAATTCTAACAGAAAGATCTGGATAACAGAAGGTTATATGAATGTAGACTGGGATGGCGATGGTCATTCAGAGTTACGCAAGATAACCAAGGCAGGAAACACAATCCTAGAAAACATACCGATAGATGACAAGCCTTTTGCTTCTATTTGTCCAATACCCGTTCCACATAAATACTATGGGTTGTCGTTGTCAGATAAGGTAGTAGACATACAGATTGTTAAGTCTACGCTCATTAGAAACATTCTTGACAATATTTATAATTTAAACAACGGCAGATTTACGATGCTCGAAGGTCAAGCTAATCTGGATGACTTGCTGACATCAAGACCCGGTGGCGTGATTAGAGTTAAAACTCCGAATGCGGTAACACGCTTAGACACTCCACCTTTACCTAGTGGTAGCTTTGAGTTATTAAATTATATAGACCAAATTAGAGATGGACGCACAGGTGTTTCAAAATTCAGAACGGGCATCGATCCTAATGTATTGAATAACGCAAAGGCAGGCCCAGCGAATGCACAGATGGACGCTGCAAATGCGAGACTTGAATTGATGGTGCGTATATTTTCAGAAACAGGCATTAAGGACATGTTTAAAAAGATGTACGGTTTGATTCTTAAACACCAAGATCGTGCGGATGTAATCAAATTAAAAAACAAGTGGGTGCAGGTAGATCCAACGCAATGGAAAGGGAATGCTAATGTATCGGTTAATGTTGGCCTTGGGCATGGCAATCGGGATCAAGCAATCAACCATATGGCGTTGTTGGGCCAAAATTATGCCGCTATTAGGCAAGATCCAGAATTCAGGCACATGGTTAGTCCAAAAAATGTCTACAATATGGTGGGGGAAGCCTTAAAGTCGATGGGTTATAAAAACTTTGATCGCTTCATAAGCAACCCTGACACGACTAAACCACAACCACCTCAACCTGATCCAAAAGCTGAAGCCGATAAGATGAAAGCACAGATCGAGATGCAGAAGATGCAGATGGAAGGTCAGAAGATGCAAGCTGAAATGCAGATGGATAAAGAGCGTCAAGGGCTTGAACAAATGCGTATGCAGGTTGACATGTCTAAAGACCAACAGAAAAACGAGATCGAAGTGGCTAAGTTACAATCGCAATTACAAGCAGAGCGTGAACAAAACCAGATAGAAATGGTTAAGTCACAAGTAGAGATTGAAAAGATTCGTTTTGAGAAAGAGAAGTTAGATGCAGAAATGCAAATGGAAGCGGCTGAACACGCACTAAAGATTGAAGAATTAATTCTTGAAAGAGACCAGTCAAGATCAGTCAAAATAGGCGAATAGAGTCAATAAATAACATTAAAATAAGGTAGAATATGAATGATGAGTCAGCATCGCTAAATCAAGAAGTTAAACAAGGGCGAGATGCAGAATATCTTTTAGAGAATCCTGTATTCCAACAAACTTTTGATTACTTGAAAGATGCTTATTTTAAGGCGTGGGAGCAAACCTCTGTAGAGGATTCCCAATCGAGAGAAAACGTCTGGATGATGTATAAAACGCTAGACACTGTGCATGGGCATATTAAAACATATGTTGATACAGGGAAGCTAGCAAAAAAACAATTAGAAAACATGGGAGCATAGCATGAAAGAAATGGGCAGATATCCTACTCCTAAGAACGCACGGTATAAAGACAGTGGTGGTGGCAGAGCGGAGTTAAAGCAGAATTTTTTAAGCTCTAGTTCTGATAACAAAGACCAAACAATGTCTATGTGTCAAAAAGGTCGTTCAGGTGGAGCATCTAAGAACAAAGGTATGTATCAAAAATAAAGGAGTGAGTTATGAGTGGTGGTGGAAGATATAATCAGATGGTAGTACATGGGGCATTCCAACCCAGAAAATTGGCTTTTGAGTCAATTACAGCAGATCATACATTAACCCCAACGGACAGTGGAAAAGTCATATTTATGGGTTCTAATGGGGTAGATATTACTTTGCCAAGCACACCAGAAAATGGGTTAAATTATAAAATTATTCTAGCGGCAGACTATGCTTCAGCGGTCTGTACTGTTACTATTGATGGTTCTGGAGAGTTTTTTGCAGGTTCTTGTGCCACTGGTGCAGACGGAACCGCAGCCGCAATTTTTAATGGTAGCTCTCATGATGTTGTAACTTTTGGGAGTGCATCATTGCAAGGTGATTTTATCGAAGTAATAAGCAATAACGCAGCTTGGTTTATTACTGGTGTGTCAGCAGCAGCAGCAGGTTTAGCAGCAGGTACAAGTTGATAGTAGTTGTTTAAAATTACTTTTACCCAATTGATTTTGAGTGAAGTTTGAAGAGAGGCTTCAAGGTTTTTCTTTTATCTTTTAATTGGTTGGTTAAACTTTTTGAACATCTTTTTTTAATATAAGCCCTTTAAAAAGGCTTGTCAAGTAAAATCGTACATTAAGGAGAAAATAAATGGCTGAGACCAACCCAAGCGTGGGAGTCGATGTTAGTCCAGAAGTGGCTACTGTCGATGAAAATCAACCGCTTAACAGCGAAACAGATGCCGCAGAAGTAATTGTAAAAAAGGGTATCTTGGATGATTCAGAAGATGATTATCTTCCATCTCAAGATCGTGGGCATGTAGAAGAAGAGCCTGCAAAAGAAGAAGAAGAAACAGCAGAAGAAGAAGAGCCAGAAGGTGACGAATCTGAACCAGAATTAGGCGAAGAAGAGTCGGAAGAGTACGATGTCGAGGTACCAACCTACACCCTTAATGTGAAGGGTAAGCAGGTACAGGTAGATCTTGAAGAACTCAAAAATGGCTATCAAAAAGGTGCTGATTACACCCAAAAAACTCAAAGCCTTGCTGAAGAAAAAAGGTCGTTTGACAATGAAAGGCAAGCTGTAGTCCAAGAACGGCAACAGTATAACCAAGCATTGACCCAATTTCAGCAGTTGATGAATGAGCAATACCAGCAATACGATAATATTGACTGGGCACAGTTGAAAGAGGATGACCCTATTGGTTATATGACACGTAAAGAAGAAATGCGTGACATAGAAGGAAGACACCAAAAGGCCGCCCAAGAGCAACAGCAAGTTACTCATCAACAACAACAGCAATACGCAAGGCAACATCAGGAGCTTGTGGCAAAAGAAATGGATTTGTTAGGTGATAAATTGCCTGACTGGAAGAACCCGGATAAGAGAGCAAAGTTAAGCGAGGAGCTTAAGTTATACGCTGGGAATATCGGGTATTCCAAAGAGGACTTGGATGCAGTCACAGACCATAGGAGCTTGTTGATATTAAACAAGGCTAGGTTATACGACAAAATTCAAAAATCAAATCCGAAGAAAATAAAGCAAGTCCCTAAAGTAGTTAAAGGTGGTAGTAAAAATACTCAAAACCGTGATAGTAAATCAGGGAAATTTCAAACTAAACTAAATTTGGCTAAAAAACGAGGGGGCAGAACTGAAGATATAGCTTCTGCAATCTTTGAATTAATGTAGCCTTTTTTAAGTTCTTTAAGGAGTAAATCAAAATGGCAACTAAGGCAGGTACCTTTGGGGTTGGCCCCGGTACAAATATAGTAGCAGCAATAGGTAGTAGAGAAGATCTTACAGATATAATTTATAACATTAGTCCAACAGAAACACCCTTCATGTCAAATATTGGCAGAACTAAATGTTCGGCTACTACGCATGAATGGCAAACCGATTCTCTAGCAACAGCAGCAGATAACCAACAGCTTGAAGGTGAAGATTACGATTCAGCAGGCATTGAGGTTTCAGTTGTTACGGCAAGATTGACAAACTACACGACAATCAGTGCTAAGACTCTGATGATTTCTGGTACGCATGAATCTACCTTGAAAGCAGGTAGGAAGTCAGAAATTGCATATCAGGTTGCTAAAAAAGGTAAGGAGCTAAAACGAGACATTGAGTTTACTCTGTGTCAGAAACAGGCCCCTGTTGCGTCTACGGGTGGAACGACACGAAAAACTCGTGCTTTGGAAAGTTGGATTGACACTAATGTCAGCGAAACTGGATCAACTCACAGTTCTACTTTTGTTATTACTGATGGAACCCAGCGTAATTTAACTGAAGCAATGGTTAAGTCGGCTGTCCAACAGGCTTGGACTTCTGGTGGTGATCCTGAAATGATGCTTTGTGGCCCTGTTAACAAGCAGAACATATCAAGCCAATTCAGTGGTATTGCCACAATGTATCGTGAGCAATCAGGGACTGGCCCCGGAACAATCATCGGTGCCGCTGATGTTTATGTCAGTGATTTTGGAGAATTGAAAGTTGTGCCTTCCCGATTCAGTCGAGATCGTACTATTTCTATACTTCAGAAAGATATGTGGGCTATTGCTTACTTACGACCTTTCAAGGTTTATGACCTTGCCAAGACGGGTGACGCTGAAAAGAGATTACTCTTATCGGAATATACCCTTGAGTCTCGTAATGAAGCCTCTAGTGCTAAAGTAGCTGATCTACTTACGGCTCTTCTGTAATATAGGCTAAACCAATATTGGGGGGCGAAAGCTCCCCTTTATACGGAGGATAATATGAAAGAACTTATGTACAAGTACAATTGGGTTATGTGGGGCGTTGTCTTTATTGGCGTTGTCTATCATCATATTTTTTGAGGTTTAAACACAAATGTCAGATGTTAAAATAAGCGAAGACTGGGGTTGTAATATGGTCAAGACCACAGGCTGGTTTGACACGGGTACTGGTGATGTCCACATGTCTTCATATCAAGATATAGATGAAATAATAAAGAAAAACAAGGCTGATAGAAAAGCATTTGCAATAGATAAAAACAGTGCTAGTGGACGTTTTGGAGAGTTTGCTAAGATTGCTTCTATTCCAAATGTTGTTGTCGATAAATTAATGCAAAGTGGTGTTTGGTTCGATAGAGTTGCTTTTAGAAAATGGCTCAATGACCCAGATAACCGCCTTTTTAGAACTATAGATTGTAATTTATAATGGCTATTGACTCTTACGCAAAACTAAAAACTTCCATCGCTTCTTGGATAGACAGAGATGATTTGACTGATGTTATCCCTGATTTCATAAGCCTTGCAGAAGACAGAATAAACAGACATATAAGAGTTCGTTCTATGGAACATCGAGCGGAAATGTCTACCGTAGCAAATCAAGAATACTATGGTCTACCTGATGATTATATACAGATGCGTCATTTCGCATTAAAAACAAACCCGTCAGTAGACTTGAATTACATGACACCAGAAAGATTTGAAATAGAAACTGGCAGTGGCGTTGGCAGACCTAAGTTTTATACATTAGTAGGCGATGAAGTCAGATTAGGGCCAAAACCGGGTGGAGTTTATACCGCAGAAATGGTATTCTATAGGAAGTTCAGTCACCTTTCTGACAGTGTAACAAGTAACAAATTACTAGAAGATCACTCCGATCTTTTGCTTTATGGGTCATTGCTAGAGGCAGAGCCTTTTGTTAAAAACCCAGAATCAGCAAAAATGTGGGGGCTTTACTTTAATCAGGCAATTGACGCAATAGCTGCTGCTGATGATAAAGATAGACATTCTGGTGGTGCATTGGCTGTTAAAAGTGATGTGAGAGGTATTTAGATGGCAAGTACAACATGGACAAGAACCACGCAAGTACAGTATTGGAGTACGATTAGTGATAACTGGGATACAAATTCAGACAACTGGGAGGATAACTGGACTGAATGGAGTGTCGATCTTGGTATGAGTTGGAATGATATAAGACAAAACTGGAATACCATTAACGCAATTTGGTCTGATTAGGGAGATATCATGGCTTTAGAATCTGTAACAAACGTAGACGATTTAAACGCATCAAATCCTGTTGTGGGTGATCCAGTTAGCGAAGGTGATGATCATATCAGGAACATAAAAACGGCACTGACAACTGACTTCCCCAACATTGGTGGAGTGATGAGTGCTACGCATACTGAACTCAATGTACTATACGGTGTTACCGCAGGTACAGTTACGGCTTCCAAGGCATTGGTGGTAGACAGTTCAAGCAAATTAAACACAATAAATGTAGATAATCTTGACCTTGACGGCAACACCATCTCAACAACTAATACTGATGGTGATTTATTACTTGCCCCAAATGGTTCAGGTGATGTTGATTTTGATGCTTGTTCTATAATGTTAGACACAACACAGGGAATCAAAGATGCTGGTGGAGATGAATATATTATTTTTACTGAATCTTCAACTCCTGTTAATTACATAGGTGTGCATAGTGCTGATTCTGCTTCTGGCCCTGCTGTAGCTG